ATCTGACGGTAAAATGTTATTTATCGGACCAGTAACGAGCCAACCCATTTTTATAACTGATACATATTCTGAATATAAAAACAAAAAGAAACAAGTCGTAAATGACGATATCGCTAATAACCCAAATAACACTGTTCTTAGTGGTAATCAAGGTGAACAACTTATTATTGGTGATAATAAGGTTTTAATGCGATTATCACACATAAACGAGGATAATACAATTAAAGAACAATACCCATTGTTCCAAATATCTAGATTTATAAAAAACGTTAAATATAAAGAAGAAACTATTATTAGGACAAAAACTAAAGATGTTTTTATTGATTATGTTATCGAATTAACTTTTGAATATACCAAGAAAACACAAAAAACGGATAAGAACATAAAATGTGTTGTCGCTTTATACGATACACAGGAAACGATACAAGATGAAAAGGGTAAAAAGGGTTTGGTGAGAGGTAAGTATAACCCGAACTCAGAATATTATGACGGAGCGTCTAGAAACCAATATACGGTTAGGCACGTTCTGGAATTTAATGACCCACAAACTTTAGAAAAAACAATTGAGACAATAATTTCTAGTTATAACACAAAAAAAATAAAATTTTTTAACCCAGAGCTAGTGGGTACCCAGATTGTTGAAACAATTAACGGTAATATTAATTTGTTAAATAGATTACAATTAAAACCAAACAATGGTGGTGCGAATAACGATACATTAGAAACAGTACCTAATTTAAATAATTTTGTTGTTAGGGTAAAACCATCAAATAAAACTTTGTACAATACACCAAGTACTAAACTTCAAAATGATTTGGGTATACCGAGTAACCAACCAACGGATATCGATTCAATTGAGTATGCGAGATTCTATGAGTTTAATGAATTTATTAAATTATTTAAAAAATTCACCAAAGAAAGATGGTTAGGTAACCAAACTACACAACCTAAAGAAACTGAAACAATTAAGACTGTTAGTGAGGTTGTTGATGAAAAAGAAACGACTGTTAATGTGATGTACTCGGATAAATTTTTATTTTTAAGTAGTATTAATTCACCAGATTATCTAAAAGATGGTAATAACGGTATGCCAGTTGATGTTGTTTACAAATTTTTATCCTCAATTAATAATGATGGTGTTAAAGATTATAAGACATATGGGTTTATTAGAGGTGAAAAACTAATGGAGTTGATCAACCAAATGATCGACATTGTTTTATCTCACGGGCATTCTATAGGACAAGTCCAAAATTCAATAAGTAGGGAAGCACAGGAAAAATTATCAAATTTAAAGGCTCAAATTAACGAAGAAATACAGGGCAACAATTTAAATAAGACAAATGGCGTTATAAATCATAACTTACGCTTAAATTAAAATATTTATAACTATGGGTATATATAGAACATATTTTGATAAAAATAACACTATAGTAAAAAATAGTGATGTTAACACGGGCAGAAACCAGGTGTCTGAATTATATTTCGGTTCATCCAAAAGCAGGTTTTTGTTTTATTGTTCATTTGATGAAATTAAAGCCCTAGTTAATAGTAAGGTAATAAATATAGATGGCGACACCAGACATATTTTAAAAATAAAAAACACATCTAATTTTGATATTAAAGATTTTTTAAGTACATCTAATAACTTACTTTTTGGTGAGAATTATAGACCAACATCTTTTGATTTAGAATTACATGAAATAAAACAATTTTGGGATGAGGGTACTGGTTATGACTTCATGCCATCACCAACCAGTATACCAGAAAATAAAGATTATGCTTTAGAACCATCTAATTGGTTAAAGGCAACAAATGTTAGTGATTTTAGCCCATCTGGTGCGGTGCAAGTTGGTAGCCAACCAATAGCAACACAACATTTTGATTGGGGTAATGAAGATATTGAAATGGATATAACTAATTATGTTAATTCATTAATAAATTCACCAATAACTGGGATTACAACTGGAATCACTTATAGTATTATAACTGGGATAACGACTGGTATCACCACAGGGATAACTTATGATATTACCACTGGTACAACAACAGGTTCGACTACGGGTACAACAACAGGTTCGACTACGGGTACAACCACTGGAATTACTACGGGGATAACAACTGGGGTGACAACTGGAATTACTACGGGGATAACAACTGGAATTACTACGGGAATTACTACGGGGATAACAACTGGGGTGACAACTGGAATAACAACTGGAATAACAACTGGGATTACCACGGGAATAACAACTGGGATAACAACTGGGATAACAACTGGTACCACAACCTATTACGGGTTTTGTTTAAAATACTCGGATGACATAGAAAACTTAACATTTCCAGACGGGCCAAAAACCTTCGCACTTGGGTTGTTTACTAGACATACTCAGACTTTCTTTGAACCATTCATTGAAACAAGATATAACGACCATATAGAAGATGATAGGGTCACTTTCTACCTCGGTAAAAATAATAACCTGTTCTTTTATTCGGTTATAGATGGTAAGCTAACTAATCTAGACCAAATACCAAGTTGTACAATAAACGGTGTTAATTATGAAGTTCGCCAAAAAACTAAAGGTGTTTATTATGTGGTTGTTTATGGTGATGAAAACACTTATACAAGTTATACAGAATATAATGATTTTTGGTCTAATATTTTCTACAATGGAAAAGAAAGACCAACCGTAAAATTAAGGTTTGTCCCGATTGATGCTGATCAATACTTTAATTTTAATATTGATGCGCTAGACGATACCAGATACGGTATATCGCTTAGCGGAATTAAAAGAGAAGAAAAATTGTCTCAGGGCGAGGTTAGAAAGGTTAATATTTTATTAAGAAAACCTTACACTGTTTCGGAGTATTATACGAGTAACACTGTTTACTATAAGTTATATGTTAAACAAGGACCAGCGGTAATATATATTACTGATTGGGAAATAGCCAATAAGGCGATGAATAATAATTATTTTACCTTAGATACAACTTGGATGGTACCACAAGAATATTTTGTTGATATAAAGGTTGAAACTAACGGTGAAACACTTCTTTTTGATAGTGAATTAAATTTTCACATAGTAAATAGAGTTAAATAATGTTATATTTAATATATATAAACCCACTAAATAAAGACTTCAAGGGCCAAAATACCTATGAGTTTATATTTACAAAGAGATTGGATATAGTTGAATATGGTGAAGATTGGGACGTGCAACCAGCCTCTAGTGGGACACCAACACCACCAAACGTTGAACAGGTAGATTCTGTTGGTATTTTAAAAACAGATGAAATAGAATTATCTTTGGCAATACATTCAGATACATTTTCTATGTATGATTGTGTTGAGGGTATAATAGCCTTGGCTTGGGAAACTGAGTCTCCAGAAATTGAAGATAGGCTTGTTTTTAGGTATGGTGAAGATATAGAATCGGTTAAAGAAAAAATTTATAGTAGAGATAAATTACTTAAAATAATAACTAAAGAAGAAATTGAAAAAATATAATGGAAACAAATAATCAAAATGACGATTTAATTGGGAATGTAATGGCAAACCCAGAAAAAGCAATTCAAGACCTACAAAAAGCCGCACAAACAATTCAGGACCTACAAAAAGCCGCTACAGGTGCGCAACAAGATATACAGAATGCTATGCAGGAAGACGTAACCGAAGAAAATGAGGGTAGAACATGGTCCGATAAAGATATTATTGATGCTTTATTTAGTAGAGCGACTGGTGGTTATACCTATTATGATGTTGCGTGGGATGATAGAAATAAAACTAAAACAGATGATAGGATATTTAACATATTAGATGATTCTGGTGATATTATTGAAAGAAATAAATTAGCACAACAAGTTTTAGATTTTGCGAACACTTTATTTCATTATGATATGTCTGATAATGATGAACCAGAGTTTAAAACTTTTGATGAAGCTAAATCGGCTTTAGAAAGCCAAGGGTATAAGGTTGTTAATATTGACGATACTAACCAATTAGATATGTTCCCAGATGACGTTAAAAAACCAGAAGTTAAACTAGATTACGGTAAAGTTGTCTCAAAGATGTCTGATTCGGAATATGAAAGAATGTTAGATAATATGGATCCTGTTAGAGCAAACACAATTAAAAAATCTGTTATTTTGTTAAAATCTAACAAACAACAAGATGCTTATAAAACTTTAAGATCTTTTGTTGATTACCTAAATAGAGAAAAAATTAATGAATCAAATTTTGAAAACACAGAATTGTTTCGTATTATTGCAGAGTCAGAAACACCAAAATTGACAAAACAAGATATTTTAACATTCATAAAAAGTAAAAAATAATGTATTTCACTGAAAAAAACTCACCTGTCGAGACGCCAACTGAAACACCAGTTAAAACACCTAGTCCGACAAAAAACCCATCAAAAATCGACATCCCTAAACCGAATGAAGATGAAAAAGGTAAACCAAAAGCTTAAAAATTTGGTTTTTAATTAAAAAATACCTATATTTGCCTTGTTATAATAAACAAGGCATTTTTTTTATGAGAAATTCTGGACTAAAATTGGGTGACTACCCTAATCTAATAGCTCAATCAACGATTGATAAGCTTTCAAAAAGAACTCACCCACTAGGTAAGTTACCTTACTACGATCAAAGTACGCACCCAGAATCTTGGCGTGAGGAAGTAATTGCTTCCCAGAGATATAAAGAGTTAATGGATTCTTACGCAAATACATTCCAGATACCAAAAGAGATGATAAACCCAATGGGTGTAATAATGTCTGCTGGTAGCTCTATGTATTCTGTGATTAACATGGAAAATGGTAAAAGATCAAATCTAATTGAGTTAGCCGAAAAAATCATGCGTTTTGAGTGGAATTTGGATCACGATGAAGTAATATTTGATTTGGAGATAATGGAGCCTGGTGAAATTAAATTACCAGAAGAGATGACCATGGAATCACCTTTATCACCTGATGATAAAGAAGAGATTGAGAATGATGAAGACCTGATGGCTGAGGTTGTTAAGAGAAGAACAATTAATGGCTTTGCTCAGGGAGCTTCTTTGAGAGCCCATTACCTATTTCATTTATATGCCGATGAGATTGAATCAATAGTACCAAATATAACACCGCTATATCAAAAATCATTAATAGCAAACGATTTGTTTTATTACATTATTAGTGATGAAATGTTAAAAAATCAAATAGAGAGTAGCGACTCTAATAACGCTGGTTATGTTAGCCTTGATTTTAGCGGAGAAATACCTAAAATTATAGCTAAAGCGATAAATTTTCCGATACTAATCCATGAAATTACAAAGGGTATTATTTCCCTTTTATCCGTAGCTGGGTTACCTAAGGAAATGGCTAAAAAAATAATTGATTATACTGACACAATTATTGCTGAGTTATGGGACATAAGGCTATTCCCTGTTTTGTGGAGTAATTTACACTCAATAATTGATCCGAATGATCATGATATAAAAAAACTAATACTAATTGAATTGTTCAAAAAAGACGCAGAAGATTTTATTGAGTTTATGTCACTTCTTGAACATCGACCAGATTACGCAAAAAAAGAAATAGATGCTATTGTTAAACAAAAAAGATATGAAATTATGGAATATAATTTTATGAATGATGAAGATGGTATCAGTTTAAGCGATTTAGGTTTATAATAAACTATTTATATGGAAAAGAATTACTTTGTCAAAAAAAATAACAGATAAAAGAGAGTTATTATTAGAGTACGCTAAATGTGCTAATGACCCTTGTTATGTCATTGAAAGTTATTTCGAAACTTTCGATAAGACTAGGGAGGGGTATGTGCCGTTTGAATTATTCGATGGACAAAGAACCTTAGTTGCAAATTATAAAAAACATAGATTTAATTTAGTGTTAAAATACCGCCAAGCTGGTATATCAACAGTTACAGCGGCATATTCTGCGGTACTTACCGCTTTCGCTAGTCCAGAAAGACCAGAAAAAGTTTTGATCTTAGCAAACAAGCAAGAAACTGCGATAGAATTCCAAAATAAAATCATTAACTTTATTAAACAACTACCAGATTGGGCTAGTGTTACATTTGATAAATCATCACAAAAGCACGTTAGATTATCAAATGGTTCAGAGATAAAAGCTGTAGCAACATCTCAGGATGCCCTACGTGGTTACACACCAACGGTATTATTAATTGACGAGGCGGCCTTCGTTGAAGGTGGGCAAGAATTATGGACGGCTTGTTTGGCTTCAATTGGTACTGGTGGTAAAGCTGTTCTAATCTCAACCCCAAATGGGTTAGACCCTATTTATTACGCTTCATATGAAGGGGCAATTAAAGGTGAGAATAGTTTTTGTGTTACACACCTAAAATGGTGGCAAGACCCAAGATTTAACAAGGATTTACGTTTGATTAAAGCCAAAGATATTGTAGATTGGATACAAAAACCAAATGCGGAAAAGCATGAGGAGATAATACAATCAGCAATTGACTTGCACCCTGACGTAATCGCTAAATTTATTAGTGAGGGTTATAAACCACATTCTACATGGTATGAAAATATGTGTAGAGATATGAATTTTAATAAACGAATGATTAACCAAGAGTTAGAATGTGCGTTTATTGGTTCTGGTGATAACGTAATTGAAGGTGAAGTAATTAGAAAACAAGAACAGGATAATGTTAGGGATCCAGAAATCAAAGATAAAGCTTGGGATAGTAATCTATGGATATGGAAATTACCTGAAAAAGGACATAGATATATACTAGCCCTCGATGTATCACGTGGTGACTCTGAGGATGCTACAGGTATGTGTATAATTGATTACGATACTTTTGAGCAAGTATTAGAATATCACGGTAAAGTCCCACCAGATGTTGCGGCTTTAATTGTGGATCAATACGGTAGAA